TGTGTGGGAATATCCCGACTGGTAATTTGTTCATGCGTTGTTTCCCCATTTGAAATAAACAATTTCATAAATACTTGTAGATTAAAAATGAACTTATTTTTCACGAGGAAAAAAACATGGCAGGTCAAGTATCACCTGGAATTGTTCTAAGAGAACGTGATTTAACTGCTTCCACAATTGTAAATTCTCAAGCAAATACTGCCGCTTTGGTGGGTAGTTTTGCAAAAGGTCCAGTAGGAGTAATTACAAACATCACTACCGAAAGAGAACTCTTAGACACATTCGGTGCCCCAAATAACAATAACTACGAAGATTGGTTTGTTGCTTCAACATTCCTATCATATGGCGGTCAACTAAACGTAGTTAGAGTAGATGACACTACTCTAAAAAATGCCGTTACAGAAAACGGATCACAAGTAACAGACGCAACTAAACTATATGTTGTTGATGCTAACTCATTCACCATTGGTGATATAGTAAAAGTTGACAACGAATATTTTGCTGTTACAGCAACTTCAACAGTTGGAGCAGAAAACCTAACAGTAACTAGAGCACAACTCGGTTCATCCGCTGCTAATCATGCTAACGGAGCAACTGTTACCAAATGGTCTTACACTAACTCAGCAACCACAACCGTTGTTAACGAAGCTCTAGATTCTTCAGAAAACATTATTACTTTGACAAGTCCAACAGGTTTCACTGTAGGTTCTTATGTAAAAATTACAAACAACGTTGACTCAACTACAGAAATTATTTTAATTACTGATGTAGAAGGAAACGATATAGTTGCAACACGCGGACAACTAGGAACAACTGCCGCAGCACAACCAACGTCAACAATCACAGCAACCGTATTAACTTTTGCTGCTACTGCTACAACAACTACTCTTTCGGAAGTATATCCAAGAGTAACAACAACTGGTATTGCATCACCAACAATCAAATCACTACAAAACTACGAAGCAAATTATTCTGGATATACTTGGAAATTTGCTTCTCGCACACCTGGCACTTGGTCAAACAATGTTAGAATTGCTTGGATTGACGGTAGTGTTGCTTCTTATGATACTCAAACCATTAATGGTACTTCTATTACCTGGTCTTCGCTTGTTGGACAACCAGCAAGTCCAACAACGGGATCTTCCACCTCGGATGATCTTCATATTGTAGTTTTAGACTCAGCAAATAATATAGAAGAATCTTTCCTATATGTTTCCCGCACTTCAACTGCTAGAGATACAGAAGGTGCATCAAGATATTACGTTGATGTTTTAAAAAACAAATCATTGTATATCTACGCAGGAACAGGAACCCTTGGATCAAGTGGTTCTTTAGCAATGACTGGTGGTATTGATGCATACACTACTACTGTTTCAACCATCAATACTTCATTCGATCTTTTTGCAGATGCCGAAGAAATCCAAGTTGATTTTGTGTTAACTGGGGGAAGTTTATCCATAGAAGCTGATCAAGTAACTAAGGCACAAAAAGCAATTTCTATTGCGGCAAACAGAAAAGATTGTGTGGCATTTGTTTCACCACACAATGGATTTGTTGGTCTATCATCTACATCCGCACAAAGAGATGACATCATCACATTCTTCAATAGCGTAGGAACTAGCACTTCATATGCTGTACTTGATAGTGGATACAAGTATGTCTATGATAGATTTGCTGATACTTATAGATACATCCCTTGCTGTGGCGATATTGCTGGTTTATGTGTACAAACTTCTGCAACTCTAGAGGACTGGTATTCACCTGCTGGCACTCAAAGAGGAAACATTAGAAATGCAGTAAAACTAGCATACACTCCTACAAAAACTGATAGAGATAAGTTATACCAAAAGAGAATCAATCCCATCACTTCCTTCCCAGGACAAGGCGTTGTTCTTTTTGGTGATAAAACTGCTCTTTCTACTCCAAGTGCTTTTGACAGAATTAACGTTCGCCGTTTATTCCTTGCCATCGAAAAGAGAGTAAATCAGTTAGCAAAAAATGTTCTATTTGAACTAAACGATTCTCAAACAAGAGGACAATTTTTCAATGCCGTAAATTCATACATGTCCGAAGTAAAAGCAAAGAGAGGTGTTATTGACTTCCTAGTTGTTTGTGATGAATCAAATAACACTCCAGATGTAATCGACAGAAATGAATTTGTTGCCGAGGTTTATGTACAACCTACAAGGTCTATCAACTACATTACTATTACATTTGTTGCCACGCGCACTGGCGTGACTTTCTCTGAAGTTGTCGGTAGATAATTTTTAAAACTCATTAACATTAGAGAGGTAACAAACAAATGGCACTATCAAGTAGCGTAAGCGGATTCTTACAGAATATCAAAAATGGCGTGAGACCTAACCTTTATGAGGTTGATTTCTCATTCCCTGGATCACTTTCAGTCAGCACAGATGAAGATACCCTAACGGGTCTTCTCTGCAAATCAGCTGCTCTTCCTGCATCTAACTTAGGTGTTATTGAAGTTCCCTTCAGAGGAAGAACAGTTAAGATTGCTGGAGACAGAACATTTGATACATGGACAGCAACCTTCTTCAACGATGGTCCTAATGCAGGTTCAACTGGTTTCAAAGTTCGTAGAGCATTTGAAAAGTGGATGGATTCAATTAATCAGCATGAGAAAAACTCAGCAAACTTAGTTATTCCATCCACTAGTGGTTATACTGCTCACATTTTAGTCAAGCAACTAGAAAGAAATAACACAGCAACTGGTAACACACTCACCACCTACAAACTCTGGGATTGTTTCCCAACTAACATTTCTCAAATTGATCTTGCTTATGATAGCAACGATCAAATTGAAGAATTTACAGTTGAGTTCCAAGTTCAGTACTGGACAAGAGGAGAAGGTACTAGCGAAACTGACGTTGTTCCTGGAGCATAAATACAACCATAGGTAAGTGAGATAATTTAAATATGGGTCAACTATTTGGATTTTCAATCAAAAGCAAACAGGAGGAACTGAAAGGTCAATCCCCAATTCCTCCCTCAGCTGACGATGCGGTAACCACTGTAGCAGGTGGTTACTTTGGTTCGTATGTGGATATCGATGGCGTAGCGCGTAATGAGTTTGACCTCATTAGGCGCTATCGTGATATGTCGTTGCATCCAGAAGTTGACTCTGCTATTGATGAAATTGTTAACGAATCAATTAATTCTAGTTTGGATGATTCGCCTGTATCTATTGAACTTTCAAATTTGGAAGTTAGTGAATCAATCAAAAAAAGAATCAGAGAAGAGTTTGATTATATCAAACGTCTCCTACACTTTGATACCAGAGCTCATGAAATTTTTAGAACTTGGTATATTGATGGTAGGTTATATTATCATAAAGTCATCGATCTTGCTAATCCTAAAGCAGGTATTCTTGAACTCAGATACATCGATCCACTTAGAATCAAGAAAGTAAGAGTTCAAAATAAAGATCCAAAACTAGCACAAAATTTACAAGGCATTCAAGGAACTGCTTACCAATATGATTTTGGTGAGTATATTGATTACTACATGTATAATCCTAAGGGATTTATCAGTTCAACCTTTGACGTTAACAACGCAACAAGTGGCGTCAAGATTGCGAACGATGCTATCACTTATGTTCAATCAGGTATTCAAGATCTCAACAAAAAGATGGTCTTGAGTTTCTTACACAAGGCAATCAAATCACTTAACCAGATTCGCATGATTGAAGATGCGTTGGTTATCTATCGTTTGTCACGCGCACCAGAAAGAAGAATTTTCTACATCGATGTAGGTAATCTACCCAAAGTAAAAGCAGAGCAATACTTACGCGAGACAATGGCGCGTTACAGAAACAAACTTGTTTATGACGCACAGACAGGTGAGATTCGTGACGACAAAAAACATATGAGTATGCTTGAAGATTTTTGGCTCCCTCGTCGTGAAGGTGGTAGAGGAACTGAAATCACAACTCTTCCTGGTGGTCAAAATCTGGGAGAGTTGAAGGATGTTGAATACTTTAAAAAGAAACTATATAACTCATTGAACCTTCCACCATCGCGTTTGGATGATGCCAACCAAGGATTCTCACTTGGTCGTTCATCTGAAATCTTGCGTGATGAACTTAAGTTTTCTAAGTGGATTGGAAGACTTCGCAAGAAGTTTAGCGTATTGTTCCACGATATGCTCAAAACTCAACTCATTTTAAAAGGTGTTATTGCACCTGAAGATTGGGAGGAGATGCAAGAGCACATCCAATATGACTATCATTTTGATAATCATTTTGAAGAACTCAAGCAAGCAGAACTTATGGGCAATCGCCTACAAGTTGCTACCCAACTAGATCCTTTCTTGGGTAAATATTATTCTATTGAGTATGTCAGAAAGCAAGTTCTAATGCAGTCTGATACTGAGTATGATGAGATCACCAAACAAATGGATGCTGAAATTGCTGATGGTAAGATCCCCGATCCTATCCACACCAATCTAATGAATGCCGCATCACTGGAAGTTGGAGCAATGCCTCCCCCACCTCCATCTCCTGCTGCCCCATCCAAACC